GATTAGGGGGGGCTTGTCAAGCTATAGCTTTACTATGGGGGGCTATTTGTCAAGGGATAGGTTGACTAAAATTTTGCGAAAAGTAGTAGTTTTCACTACCCTTTGCAAAAAATAAATTTGGAAATCTCATTACAATAACAGTAACTTTGGGGTGGTGGGTGGGGCATAGGGATAATAAAAGCTGGATAGAAATGATGCATAATATAGCATTCACATAAATAATTGTAGTTGAATATGTTGTAAAGTTGTTTTATCTTTGTGGTAATTAAAGCATGGAAAACAAGAGCTTGATATTACAAAGAATAAAGAAGTCTGAATCAGATAGCTTCTCATTAGCACAGAAGTACTATTCTATATTATCTGCTGTTAATAGTTTAGGTCTTACTAAGAGAGAAATAGAGCTTATAGGGTTTGCAGCTGTTAAGGGTAATATGAGCTATGCTAATATTAGAGAGGAGTTTTGTGCCAAGTATGGAACAACAGGTCCTACGATAAATAACATCATTTCCAAGCTTAAGAAGTCTGGTATTCTGGTCAAAGATGGGACAAAGGTGAAGGTGAACCCTATCATCCTCTTAAATTTCAGCAAGGATTTAACATTAGAAATAAAGCTGACACATGGATAAGCCTATTAGCCTGTCTGTTAAGGACTATTTGATTAGGAAGTTAGCCGTAAAGCTAATGACGCCAGAAAAGAATATTGAGGCTGTTATAAATCATCAGTTCCAAAGCGCTAATGAGGCGATGTATGTCAATAAGATGGTGGAAATCAGTGGGTTTGGGAAGTTTATATTCAACGACGGAAAGGCAATAAAGAAAATGGACAATTATAAGAAGATAGAAAAAGCCCTTCTTAACACCCTGTCACTACCTGATTTAACAGAGGCCAGGAAAAGAGCCACGTTGCTAAAATTAGGAACGACAAGGTCAAATATAGAGCTCTTAAAACCAAGAATAGATGAAAGCAATAAATTTTTCTCAACTTTACGAGGGGTGGAGAAATAATTTAGTGCCGCCTAAAAGAATCAGGGAAGCAATACAAAAGACCAGCGAATCTAGGCTCCTTATTTGTGAGGAGTGTTCGTGGCATTCTAAAAATTATAAAACGGTTAGACCAGACGCTCATTGCACACATTGTGGGTGTACGCTTTCTGCAAAGACCAAATGTCTCTCTTGCTCCTGTCCTATAAATAAATGGGAAGCGGTGGCTACAGAAGAAGAGGCAGAAGAACTAAAAAAACATGAAAAATAAAAAAGAGCTTAGGTTAAACAAAATACCCCTCAAGCTATTTCTTGAGGCTCTTGCAGATATTTACAACAGAGGGGTAGAGTATGTAGATATTATAGGTAATCCTGGAGAGGAACAGGATTCTATAGGACTAGCCATTAAAAAGGAGTATTTTTCAGAGCCTGAAGAAGAAGAAGAAGAGAAAAAAGATTTATCAGAAGAAGATTTAAACCAACTAATATGAATCCAGTAGTAGAAGCATGGGTGGTTATTGAAAAACTAGGAGCTCTAGTTGCCACAGCAGGTGTTTCAGAAGATGTAAAAACGCTAGCCAACGAGGAGATAGCTAAACTAATCAAAACTGTGGTTTCACCAGGATTAGACAGACTGTCTGCTGCAAGTGCTGGCTTGATAGTAAAATAAGCTTATGAAAAGAGCGAGTTATTACTCCCAGATATTGAGCATGTTACAAGATCTCCACAGGACCTATCCCACATACAATATAGGCAAGCATTTGTCTACAGCGCTAGATGGGTATGGAGATATGTGGGGACTAACAGACAGAGAAATACTATTTGCCCTAGAAGAGTATAAAGCCCAACTAGACACGGACGTTCCTCATACAGATGATGATGAAATAGATCAAATCATTAAAGATGGGATGAATCTAGATGACATTTTAACAGAAGAAGAAGATGGCGAAGATTATTAAAAAAACTACATACATAAATGCTGAGCTCGATTGGGCTGAGCAACAGTTACAAAGCTGGAAGGCTTATGTAGATGCCAATCCTCTACACGAACTAAAAGACCGTGTTGAGTGGAAACCAACATCTAAAGGAGGAATGATACCTATGGTGATTGCATCTATTGAAGCACAGGGTAAGTTCATCCAAGAAACGATGAAAAACTACCTTGCTCTTCTGGAGGTTGTGGAGAAACTGCGTGAGAAAGAAGAAGCTAGGGTGGAGGTGAGAGGAAGTGGAGAGTTGAGTTCAATGGCTGAAGACTTTCTTAGAAGCAGACGATGACGCAGATAAAAAGCATAGATTACAAAGACTGGTATATAAACCAGGGGCGTGTTCCTGACCGTGAGTCTGCTGAATATAAACAATTCTTTGACTTTCATAGGGATATATGTCTGAACGGTGCTATGATGAACGGGGTGTTTATTAACCCCTTTCTCTACTGGCACCTTAACATCTGGCATACGGAGGTGGATATTATTGATGAACGTGGAAGAATATCACAGAAATATACCAATCCCTTATTACGCGATAATGAGTGGATTGTAACAAACGAAATAGAAAAGGCTCAGCAAGACAAGAAAGGCCTAGTGATACTAGGCATTCGACGTTTTGCAAAGTCTGTTTTAGAGGCTTCTTACATAGGGTGGGGCGCTACATTCGATGAGAATTCCCAGAATGTGATCGCTGGGTTGAATGCCCCCGATATAAAGCTGATCACGGATAAGCTGGACAAGGGCCTTAACTTTTTGCCTGAAGCATGGAGATGGCAAAGAGTTGAGGATAACTGGAAAAACCAAGTCACCTTAGGTATTAAGACCAAATCAGGAGAACGTATACCGTTCTCCCAGATACTCATTCGTAACCTGGATGAAGGTAACAATGAGGAAGCTATTGCAGGTACAAAACCACGTAAACTAATCATCGATGAGATTGGAAAGGGTAATTTTCTCAGAGGGTTTCAAGCAGCTGTTCCAGGATTTACAACTCCTTATGGATGGGGGTGTTCTCCAATTCTTACTGGTACTGGGGGTGATATGAAGCGATTCATGGATGCCAAGAGTTTAATGTTTGATGTAAACAACTTTAACTTTCTAACCTACAACAATGAAAAGGATGAGAAACGTGTTCATGGCCTTTTTATTTCGTATAAATATCGAATGGAGGCTAAAGAACAGAGCACGCTTGGTGCATTTTTAGGAGAGTGTAAAGAAAGTGATCTTCACAACGTTAAGATGCTGGTGAGCAATGAAGAGAAGGCTAAAAATATTACAGAGCACACACTAGAGCGTCTTAAAAAGGCTGGTGATAGAGTGGCCTATTTAAAAGAGAAAATGTACTACCCATTTGAGGTGGATGACATCTTCTTAAATGAGGACACAAACATATTTGATATAGAAGCAGCTAAACGTCAGAAAGCTAGACTGATTGGGCAAGGGCGTACGGGCACACCTATTATTCTGTTTCATGATGGAGAGAAAATTAGTCATGAGTTTACAGATAAACAACCCATCACCAACTTCCCTCTTAAGAATAGTGATCTGAAGGATGCTCCTGTAGTGATATATGAATTTCCTTTAGAAAACCCACCATATGGACTGTATGTAGCAGGAGTTGACCCCTATAGACAAGGACAAGCTGTTTATTCTACATCTTTGGGATCTGTGTATATTTATAAGAGAATGCACGACATAACGAGTGAGAAATACCAAGATATGTTCGTAGCTTCGTATTGTGCTCGACCTGAAAAGAAAGAAATCTGGGAAGAACAGGCTAGGATGCTCATCAAATATTACAATGCTAGAACGCTTTGTGAAAATGATGACATCTCCTTTATAGAATATATGAAATCAAAAGGAGATGCTCACTATCTAGAAAAGCAACCTGAGTGGTTAAAAGAGATAGTGCCTGGTACTACCGTCAGACGTGAGTATGGTGTGCACAGAAGCTCTGACAAAATCAGAGACTATCTGCACAATTGTTTGAAGAAATATATGGATGAGGTGATATATAAAGAGACAGATGCAGATGGAAATGTGACAAAAGAGTTCAAAGGTGTGTCAAAGATATTTGATCCTATGTTGTTAGAAGAGGTTATTCAGTATAACGATCAAGGTAACTTTGACCGTATCATTTCTGCAGAACTAGCTATTGCTCAGGCACTTAAAATGGATCCTATTTTAGGTAAGGTGGGAGGATCAGGTGATGCAAGAGTGAAGGCCCTTTTTAAACCAAACAAGAAAAACCAGCTGTTTACAGTATCAAGAGGATTATTTCAAAAGAAAAAAAGTAAATTGTTCATATAATGGCAATTATTAGATATACGAAAGATGCTACCATCAGGTATGCCTATCTTAACATCTTTCCTGACCAGTTTAAAACTGATAAGGAAAAGCAGGATGAGAGTTGGATAAAGAACACTATAGACTACTTTGCAAACAAATCCTATGCAGAGTATATAAAAAACCGTGACACCTTTGTTAAGAACTATGACTTAATGAAGGGTATTCTAAGAATGGAGGATTTCTATCAAGAACCTCAGGTGAAAAGCTTTACAGATGTATTAACAGCTGATTTACAGCTTCCTGCATATGTAAAGATGTATTCCATCATTACCACCCCTGTTAATGAGCTAGTTGGTGAAATAACCAAGCGTCCTGATACATTCAGGGTGAAAGCATTTGATGATGATAGCCAAGCTGAAGAGCTAGAGTTCAAAACTGGCATTCTCCAGCAATACGTTATTTCTCAGGCAAAACAGAAAATATTACAAAAAGCAGTCCTTAGTGGAGAGGAAATGGACGAAGAACAACTTGATGAGCTCACAATGGAGGATGTCAAAGATGTTCTTGATAGCTACACATCTGTGGCTGAGAAGTGGGCTAATCACGTTCTCACCTGCCAGAAGGCTGAGTTCAATCTGAAAGAAAAGAGCGAAGATGCATTTCGCGATTTGCTAATTTCTGCCAGAGAATTCTATCATATATATGAAGATAACTCGAAACTGGGATTCAATATTGAGGTGGCTAACCCCAAGAACACATGGTTTCTTACAACTCCTGATCGTAAGTGGATCTCTGATCCTACAGGTAGAGCACAGGGGGCGTATGCCGCTGGTACAGTGCAAGTTATGGAGCTTTCAGAAATCATTGAAAGCATCCCAGACCTCACCAAAGAAGAAATTGATCACCTTCGTTCATCTCTTCAAGACTATGGATTAATCAACGTACGTGAGTCCAACCTAGGCAATCCTAATGCGATTCCTGGTATAGACTCTGTAATGTATGATACATATGACCCCTTAGTTCTCCAAACTCGCATGATTATTGAATCAGAGATTAAAGAGAACAATGATGGACTAAAAGACTTCTTAGGACTCACATCTAATGTAAGCTCTTTTGGATATAAATATGTTGTTGTTCGTGCCTACTGGATAAGCAAGAAGAAGATTGGTAAGGTGATTTATATTGATGAGATGGGTAATGAACAGTCATTGCTAGTAGATGAAAACTACAAGGGTGGCACTATTCCTACAGAACAATCACTAGAATGGGGATGGATTAATCAGTGGTACCAGGGTACAAAGATTGGACCTGACATCTATCATGTTAAACCCTTCAAGCTTCTCAACTACTGTCCAATCATCGGTACAACATTTGAGGTGAAGAACACGGATGCTAAGTCTCTAGTTGATTTGATGAAGCCTTTCCAGGTGTTATATAATGTATGTATGAACCAGCTTTATAAGCTTCTTGAGAAAGAGGTGGGTAAGGTGTATTTGACATCCATTAGACATATTCCTGTTCCTAAGGATGGTGATGCTCAAGATGCATTGGATGTGTGGGAAATGGAAGCAAGAAACAGGGGTGTTGTCTTTATTGACGATAGCCCTGAGAACCTGAAGAGTCCTTCTAGCTTCAACCAGTTTAGAGATATTGACCTTACGCGTACACAAGAAATCCAATCTCGCTATCAACTAGCTATACAGCTAAAGAATGAATGTTGGGAACTTGTTGGTATGAGTAGACAAAGACTTGGATCTGTTACACCTAGTGAATCTGCTACAGGTACACAGACAGCAATTCAGCAGTCATATGCTCAAACAGAACCTTTATTCATAGCACATGAGTATGTAATAGGTCAGCTCTATCAAGCTATCATTGATGCTGCCTTATATGTAGAGGCTAAGAAGCCTCAATCTACACTCAGCTACATTACGAGTGAGGGTGAGAGTGCCTTTGTATCTGTTAATGGTACAGATCTTAGATTTCGTGATCTGAAAGTGTTCTTGACAAATCGTCCTGAGGATACACAGATGTTCACTGAGCTTCGTGAATTGGCCCAACCTTTGATGCAGAATGGCGGATCTCTGTATGATGTAATTGAGCTTTACAGCACCAAGTCTATGAGAGAGATGAAGAAGGTGTTTAAAACTCTTCGTGATAAGCAAGATGCCATGAAACAGCAACAGTTGCAAACTCAACAACAACAAGTGGAACAACAGGGTCAGATTGCTCAAGCTCAGATGGAGCAAGCTCAAATGCAGAAAGAGCAGGAGATTACAAACGAAAACTATCAGAACGAGCTTGATCGTATAAATAAGAAGGAGATAGCTCTTATCAACGCTGAGTCTAAAACAATGGGTATAGGACTCCCTGATGTAGACAAATCAGGAATCCCTGATGTATTGGAAATCAGCAAGTTAGCTACAGAACAGTCTAAGGCAAGTCGTGAATATGATGCAAAGATTGCTGACATTGCTTCCAAGAATAGACTAGCTGCTGATAAGCTGGTTATTGAAAAAGAGAAGATAAAGGTGGCTAGAGAGAACATGCAAAATGATCTGGCTATAGCTAAAGAGAACGCAAAAGGAAGAGCAAAGAAACCTAAGAAAAAATGATGAATATCGAAGAGATAGCGGATACTGACGCCATTGAGTTTGATCCCACCCCTCATGAAGACATCACAGCCTGTATACAGGCTATGGGTGTGATTGAGGATATGGACCCTATTTTACTATCTGAAGGAGAATCTAAGATGGTAGAGCGCATCAGAAAGATGTCTCTCATCATCACTTACAAAGCTCTAAAAGAGATATTTGAAGCTAATCAATATGGAGATAAAAAACCCACACAAGGTAGAGCATAGGAAACTAGGAAAAGAAAAAGCGTGGGGAATTGCTTGGATGGAGGAAAATAAGATAACTATAGACCAAACATTAACTGGATATCGCTATCTTCTATATCTGCTTCATGAGCACTTCCATCTAAGACACCCTGATTGGAGTGAGACTAAGGTGACAAAAGAGTCCTCCTTAACAGCTAGATTCCTCTGGAAAATGGGGTTTAGACGGGTAGAGTTAAAGTGATTTAGTTAGAGTAAATTATATTAATGCTATATTATCTATAAAAATGATGAATATAGATATATAACTCTTTGCTATTCAATACCATTTACATATTTTTACATTTCATAAACCAATCAAAAATAACTACATATGGCTGAGAACGTTGATACGCAATCATTTAATTTCAGTATTCAGGACACTATGGAAATGGGTCTTGGTAATGCTGAGCTCTTAAAAGACCTAGTGGCTCCAGAAACCGCTAGTGGAAACCCTGATGACATCAAGGAAATTATAAAGGAGGTTGAGCCCCAAAAAGCTCCAGAACCTGCACCTCCAAAAGGTAAAGAGATTGCTGCACCTGCTGATGAGGCAAATGCACAAGAAACTCTTAAAAACTTCCTATTAGATGCTACAGAAGAAGAGCAACCGTCTGAAAATCAAGAAGTTACACCAAAGAAGGCAGCTCCAAAAGCTCCTAAAGCTGGTGAATTGAAACAAGAAGAAGCTCCTGCTGAAGAGCAGGAAACTACAGAAGACGGTACAACACAATTTGGTGCACTAGCTAAAGATCTATATAAGCTAGGTGTTTTCTCTCAAGACGAAGGTGAGGAAGATATAAATGTCTCTACCCCTGAAGAGTTTCTAGAAAGGTTCCAAAACGAGAAAAAGAAAGGGGCTATTGAGATGGTTAATAACTTCATTGGACAGTTTGGAGAAGACTATCAACAAGCGTTTGATGCCATATTTGTAAAGGGTGTTGACCCAAAAGAATATTTTGGCACCTATAACACTGTAGTGAGTTTTTCTGAAATGGATCTGTCAAAGGAGAATAACCAAGTGACAGTGATTAGACAAGCTCTCACTGACCAAGGATTTGAGCCTGATGACATTAATACAGAAGTGGAAAGGCTTAAAAACTATGGTGATTTGGAAAGTGTAGCCACCAAGCATCATAAAGTGCTTGTAAAGAAAGAAGCTCAGAAACTGGCTCAGATGGAGCAAAAATCTGAGATGGAGCTACAACAGAAACAAGCCATTAAAAATCAGTACATTAACAATGTTCAGCAAGTTCTTAACGACAAGCTGAAATCAAAGGAGTTCGATGGTATCCCCATCAATCCCAAACTAGCTAGCGAACTACAAGACTTCCTACTGGTGGATAAGTACAAAACAACGTCTGGAGAAACTCTTACAGACTTTGACCGTACCATCCTGGAATTGAAGAGACCAGAGAACCATGCAACTAAGGTGAAGGTTGCTCTCCTCCTCAAAATCCTAGAGAAAGACCCCACGCTTTCCACTATTCAAAAGACAGGCGTTACAAAAAAATCTAACGAACTGTTTGGGGAGGTAGCTAGACAAGTAACAAAGGCTAAGAGCGCACCAGCTCAGCAGTCTAAACCCAATTCATGGTTCTTATAAATTTCATTAAAATAAAAGAATAACAAAATGGCAATTCAAACAATTCCAGGCCTAACTGGCTTTACCTACGCTCGTGTAGCTTCTATGGACAAGCGTGCAGTTGGTAAATTAACAGATGCTAACCACCTGGAGAGCTTTCACTCAACAGAGCCTGCTGATTATGACAAGAAAATCATCAGTCTCTACACGCAGAGCTCTCTTTATAGCAATGACTTCCTGGACATGATTAACAAGAGCACGCCTTATTACATTGATAATAACAGCGATGCTTGGAAATGGCAGGTGGCCGTTCCTTACAAATTCCCAAAAATCATCGACGTTCCAACTAGCACAGCTGAGTTAAGCAAGCCTGGTATTGATGGTCAAGAGTTCCAATTGGTCCTTGACACAAACGAGTTCTCTAAGAACGCTATTGTGTCTGTAGGTTCTCGCCAGTATGGTCCTCGCTTTTACGTTATTAAGGACCCCGTTCCTTGGAACATGGGCTTCCTTTATAGCTTCACACTCGTGAGCGACAATCCTCAAGTGGATTTTGTTAGCTCTACATTTCTTCAGTATGGTATTGAGCTTGAGCTAGTAGATGCTGCAATCGGTGAATTCGATCAGGATTTATTAGGTCTTCCTCGTTTGGGAGAGCAAATCACTATGTTTGAATCTTTAGGTTCTGCATATGGTTTTGAGCACAAAATCACTGAGTGGGCTGATGACAAAATGCTGCGTGACTCTTCAGGACGTCCTTTGGATATCCTTGTATATGCACCTCAGCGTCGTAATCAACTTCCTTTAACTCGTAATGATGTTAAATGGGAGCCATTTATTGAGTTCTGGATGCGTAAGTCTATGCTTGAGTTGAAAGTTAAGCGTATGATTTGGTCTCGTCCTGGTACTGTTAAGACTAATGGTAGCAAGCAAGAACTTAAGCGTACTTCTGCTGGTGTTTACCACCGCATGCGTAACAACGGTAACCTGGTTCAATACAACCGTGGTGAATTTACTGCCAACCTGATTCGTTCTGTGTTTGGTGATTTGTTCTATCGTCGTGTGGATGTTAAAGATCGTCGTGTTAAAATGTATACAAACGAAGCAGGTTTTGACGTATTCCAACAAGCTTTGAAGAGTGATGCTTTGAACAGTGGTCTTACCTTTATGGCTGATAGCGGAGATCGTTATATGCAAGGAGAAGGACAACACATCACTTACAACTTTGCATTCGATGCAATGGTTACACGTGAAACAGGTCGTGTTGAACTTATCCACCTGAAAGAGTTAGATCTACCTCAAACTAATCTAGAATTCGGACAGAACAAGAAGTCTACACCTGTATTCATGGTGTTTGACGTATCTCCAATGTCTGATGGTTCTTTGGTTAATAACATCCGTGAAGTTCGTATGAAGGGTGCACCTTCTATGACTTGGGGATATATCGATGGAACTCGCCACCACTTAGGCTTTGCTAAGTCTCAGGGTATGAGCTCTGCTAACAAATTCCCAGGATATGAAATCTGGATGAAGGATCGTTGTGATGTATTCATTGAGGATTTGTCTCGTACAGTTCTTATTGAGGAAATCCCACAATTCTAATAAGAATACAGTTCACACTGTTCAACCTACCGAGAAGAGATTACCCTCCACTTTCAGAGTGGGGGAGCTCTTCTCAAACAGAGATGGGAGACAGGGCGATCTCCTGTTTGCCATGAGGTTCAGTCCTCACATCTCTGCAAATAAACCGAATAAATAAACTACATATGGGCAAGATTGGAAAAATCTCAACAATTAAGAAAGAGTATAACAACGGACAATTACAAACAATGCAAGGCGGACTTGCTTTGAGAGGGTTCACACGCATTCCTGGAACAGGAGTGTTTAAGTATCCTTACAAAGAATTAGATGGTCAGTATAGAACAGGACTTGATCCTAATGCTGCTTACATCCGTCGTATCCAAGATCCTCTAGAAAGAGAAATGGAAATTGAACGTGTTAAAGCACTAAAAGAAAAACTAGAAAGTGCTTTGGGAAGTATTAAATTAGATCCTCGTTCCCAATTCTGGAACTATGGACAGTCTACATCCTCACATGATACACTACATGTGCAACCTGTAAAACTGATGGATGGAGACAACTTCTTTGACCTTAATATTCCTCTTCAAGAGATTGCGTTCTCTTGGTTACGTGTACACCCCACAATTGCAAGCTCTTATCAAGCTTGGGAGCGTGGTGAGTTTCCTGCTGACACTCAGTTCTATGTAGCTGATGATCAAGTGGAAAATGCTGTACTGTTTAAGAAGAAGCAACTTATCAACAAGGCTATTGTCAAGTTTGACACTATGACCCCTGAGAAGAAGAAAAAGGTAGCACGTTTGTTGGGACTGCCTGTTACAGATAACACTACAGAAGAAGCTGTGTACAACCAGGTGGATAACCTGTTGAAGCAGACAGAGTTCAAGAGCGGTAAATACCAAGGACTCTCTCCTGTAGAAATCTTTAACAGATATGCAGACATGAAAGAAAACTTGCTCCATATTAAAGACTTGGTGAAACAAGCAATCACCCATTCTGTATACAGAATTAAACCTAGTGGTAGAGTTTATGAGGGTGAGTTTGAAGTAGGTAAGGATGAAGATGATCTAATTAAAACACTTGCTGATGATGAAAATCAGGACATGCTTCTGACTCTCGAAGGCAAGCTGAAAACTAAGAAACTAGCTGCTATATGATATCTGTAGATAGTTTATTATACAAAATCGACCAAAGACTAAATAAACTATCGACCAATGTTCATCAGCAGATCAACCTTGAGGACAAAATCTTAGCTTTAAATGAGGCTCAGATTAAGCTGATAAAGCAGAAGGTTGATGGTATAAGTGTGGTTAGTGGGTTAGGTCTCGATGCTTTTAAGAAGCGTTACGAGGATTTACAAAGCTTAGTGATAAGTTATAATCACCAGCCTCTCCAACTAAACCTAAGAAACTTAGAACTAAATCAATGGTTTGCCAATTTACATCTCCTGGTTCCTAAGTACATGTTCTATATGGACGCGTATGTAATAGCTGATAAAGGGAGGTGTAAAGACAGAAAGATCTGGATTAACAGAGACCTGGCTAAACATGGTGATCTTCAGTTCATTCTGAATAATGACCACTACAGGCCTTCTTTTGAATACCAGGAAACGTTTAACTTCCTGTCCTCAGATGAGATAAGCATTTTCACAGATGGCACATTCACACCTAAAGACATTTATATCCTGTATATGAGATATCCTCAATACATCGATAAAACTGGATACACAAGGTTTGATGGTCAACCCTCTGTAGATTCTGACTGTGAATTGGAAACCTATTTAGAAGACGAGTTGCTAGACTTAACAGTACAAAACCTAGCTATGTACACTGAGAATCAATCTGCTGTACAAAGCTCCATGGTGAGAATTCAAACGAACGAATAAATTTTTCTTAACATTTAAAATAAAACAAAATGGCTGATTTTTCATTAACTACGCTCTTCGTAGTTCCTGTTGGTAGCGGTATTGCCGATAGCGGATCTACGCAAGACTTAACCCCTGGACAGGTGGGGATTTTTAAAGCAGACTATGCTGTTGCCACTGATGCTAACATTGCTGCTTCTCCCTACTTCTATGTTGCTCAAGGCCGCACAAATACCTATCTGCAAGGCTCCAAACGTTCTGACAAGATCAAAGGATGCCCCACTGCAAACTGTAACAGCAATGTAACTGAGTGGTACAAAACTGTAGGATGTCCCATATCTGCTACACAGATTACAGATGTAGGAGGTTGGAATGCACAATGTGGTGATATTCTCACCCTTACACTTCGTGCTCACTCTAGCTACATTGACACATTGTACTTCAACGGTTTCACTCGCAGTGTAACTGTACAAGCTCCTTGTTGTGAGTGTGACGCTGATCCTTGCGCAGATGTAGATGTACCTGCTCTTATCGATCAGTTCATCTATCAATTGAGTCTTCAGGCTCCTGGAGACAACCCTGACAACATTTCTTTCAGCACGTTCTACACATTCCAAAGAATTGGTGACGACCAAAATGCTGTTCTTCGTATCACTGGTAAGCCTCTAACTAAGTATGCCCAGCCTTGTGATGTAGCAGCATTCCCTTGGGAGTATGACCGTATGTGGTTCCGTACATTCGTGTACAGTGGACCTGCAACTACAGCTGACTTCATCGTTGCTGATGATTGTAACATTGTAGCTAACCCTGTAGTAATTCAACGTGCCTCTTATCCTAGCGGTACATCTGCAGAGATTGCTCAATTAGAGAAAAACTTCTACAGCTATCAAGCTGGTTATTTGAAGCATCTGTACAGAATGGCTGGATATAATGAGAACTTTGAAAGCTGGGTAAGTGATAATACTACTTACAATACCTTCAACATCCGTTTCAATGAGTACAACAAATCTGAGTACCAGTGGGGTGACTACATTATGGAGGATAGCAGAGTGATTATTGCTGTTGCAAAAGGATCTCAGGAAGAAACTGATCTTCAGGATATTCTAGTAGCTGCTCTAGGTGCTGTAGCTGGTGACAATGTATGTGTAACTACTACATCTACCACCAGTGCTGCTCCAACTACCACTACTACTAGCACATCAACTTTGATCCCATAATAGTAGGGTAGATATAGAAACATTCGTATTAACCTAAGCCAGAGGTGAGAGGATATAAACTCAGATCCTCTGGCTTATTCATTTAAAACAACATGGCAGATTTGAAACTAGACATCTTAGTGATTCCTACGTACAACGTACTAACATTAGGGGTTGCTGATGCTTCTATCTATCCCACAAACCCTCCTGTTGTTTCTGGAGCCACGATTGAAATTAATGTTCCTGGTTTTGGTGTTGTATTAAGACCATTTAGTGTTAACGACTTCAACGTATTTACCACATCAAATTTAGGACTAAGTCCTTTAGGAGTGAATCAACCACTTCCTGATGGGGTTTATCATTTGAAATACTCTGTAGCACCTGCATACATAAACTTCGTAAAGAAGTCTATTGTACGTGTAGAGAAGCTACAGGAAAAGTTTGATAATGCCTTCATGAAACTTGACATGATGGAATGTGATGGATCTATTAAGACACAGGCAAAGGTGGATCTCACTTCTATCTATTTCTTCATTCAGGGATCTATAGCAGCTGCCAACAACTGTGCTATAGATGAAGCAATGAAACTATACAACCAAGCAGATATAATGCTTAACAACTTCCTTAAGAACAACTGTGGTTGCTCTGGAAATAACTATGTAATAAACTTCTATTAAAATGGCAAGCTGTCGTAACTGTGGAGCTAAGTTTGGATGCGGATGTCAATTGATAAATGGACTCTGCTCAGCCTGTAATGCAGCTGCTCAACAAAGCAAAAACTTTATAAGAAATGTTATCTCCAAAGCTCACAGATTGTCCCGAATGTGCTAACATTCCATCACTTATTGCTGAGATAGATTGTAAGTTGGCTGATCTAGCAAGCAATTTATATAATAATGTTGTGTATATTCTAAACCAACCTATACCTAGTGGGGCGATGATAGATCTCATCAACTATAAGAGAATACTTTTTTACAAACTTTGTAATCCAAATTATGCCGCTGCATTCACAGTAAACATGATTGCAAGCAGAGTTAAAATTCTAAAATCTAAATAAATGTCTTGTTCTAATTGTTTTAACGGATGCGCAGAGATTGTATCTGATCAATGCGTTCGATATACAGGAATAGATGTTCCTATTTTGGGAATCAAAAGCGGTGATTCTCTTTCATATGTTGAACAAGCACTGATTGCGTTTCTTACATCTACACTTAATGGTACAGGAATTATCCTTGACATCAATCCTGCTATCATATGTAATATTATAAATAAGAACCTGGTTGCTTGTAAAGATCTTTCGCTTCCTAATGTAATTGATGCTCTCATCAAGGCTGTATGTGAGCTTGATGAAAGACTTATTGTTGTAGAGAATAAATTAATTGCACTGGAGGGACCTTACACAATTGGATGTCTCACTGGTGTAACTTCCGCATCTGGAACGCATGCTATTCTTGAGGCTGTCATCACAAAACTTTGTGCACATATTGTTGACTTTGATGCCTTTGTATTAGATGTTCAAACTAACTATGTAAAGAAATCACAACTTTGTGCTTTAGTGGCAGCATGTACTCCCAGCCCTGGTGTAACACAATATAAGGACCGTATGGTACCTTATGCAGTGGTGGAATATTATGGAACATTAGCCAACTTTGATCTTACAGGTGCAGGTATTCTAGCTAACGGGTTTGACAAAATCTACCTTTGTAATGGTAATAATGGCACTCCTGACAAGCGTGGACGCATACCTGTAGGAGCTATTCAAGGAGTTCCTGGTGGTGCTCTCAATCCTGATGTTGATCCAGCTATTAGCATCAGCAACCCCAACTATGCTCTTAATGGCACAGCTGGAGCTAACACTGTTACACTTACACCTGCACAGATTCCTTCACACACGCACACAGCTAACACAACACTTGTAGATCCTGGACATAATCACCTATTAGTAGGTGCTATTGCTAGTGGTTCTTCTGCTCCAGATCCTACATCCTCTACATTTATTGATTTCAGACATGATTTAGAAACTGATCTTTCTTATAGAATGACAGGTAGTAACAATGTTCCTACGATTGGAAAAAGCGAAACAAAAACTACAGGAATCTTTGTAGGTGTAGCTAATGACCCAACAGGTGGTAGTCAGTCTCACAACAATATTCCTCCTGTTCTTGCTTGCTATTATATTATGTACATCCCATAAAATCTTCATATAATGTCTTGTTGCAATCAACCTAACTATGCTCCTGTAGACTCCTGTAATATTCCCTGTACATCAACAGATAATGTGTGCTACAGTGGTTCTAATCTACCCTGTACAGAAATACATACATGTGATACAGTGACTGTTTCTTTACAAAAAATAGATGCTGAGGTGTGTGATTTGCAGAGCCAAATTACAGCTCTTCAAACTTTGGTGAACAGTTTAACTACCACTACAACCACCAGCACTAGCACTTCTACCACCACCACAACAACAACAATTGCTTGTCCTTCTTGCAATTTCTATTCTGTAACTAATGAGACAATCACTCCTGCAGACATCACTTATTATGCTTGTGGAGGTATTCTTACAAACGCTACAGTGGGAAGCTTTAGCACCATATACGTTTGTGCTTGTACAGACACATTGGTGATACCTCCCATCCCAGGTGTATCTTCTGCTAACATAGGAGCTTGTCCTACAACAACCACTACTACTACCATAGTATAATATTATCAAAAAGCTCTGTTTGTTGGTTTTCAGCGCTTCTCCCTGGGGTTTTTACCCTAGGGAGTTTTTTATTTATAACAGAAAATGTTATCATGGATAACAGAAAATGTTTAAATAATTTGGGAAATATCAAAAAGTTTCTTACCTTTATGGCAATTTTAACTAAACTATAATATAAATGCCTGAAAATCAATCACTTCTGCATCAGCTGGAGCAAATGCTTCATTGGAAGAAGAGCAAAAAGTTCTATGCAGAAAAGCTACAAATCACTGAAACGGAGGTGGATGAGCTAATAAAGGAGTTGAAAGAGTCAACATATGCAAGACAGGATGCTGAGGTTGGAAATTATATTGAAGAACTAGAAGACCATGTCGTAAGGTTTTTTGAGGATGTTCAGAAGGGAACAGGCGAAGTGGTGATAAACACCAAAGAAGAAATCAAGAGCCTGGAGGAGTTGATTGAAAAGTGTAAGATTGATACAAGCAAATGGGAGATAACTAAATACGTCCAAAACTACTGGGGAAATGCTGAGCAGCCTTATTATCAAGTGAAAGCTTGGTTGGGTAAAAAGAGAGATGAGCAGGTGTTTCAAGACTCCTTCATTTCTTTCCTAAACACTTACGAACCCCTTTCTCCTCAGATAGTATCTCCTATATATGAGCAGTCTAAAAGATATGGTTGTTTGATTATAAACAAACAAGACTCTCACCTAAACAAACTAGATATTGATGGAAATAATGATATAGAAGAGAGGTTTGGTGACTTTATTCAGAAAGTAGAAATTATCCTTAATCAGGCTGCCATCTCTAATAATATTACAGACATTAAGTATATTATTGGATCGGACGAGTTTAATAGTGAGTTTACAAATACAACTACAAAAGGGACCCCTCAGCAAAACATCCTTTCCTATCATGCTGCTTTTCAGGCAATATGTGATCATGAGGTGAGTGTGATAAATCTTCTGCTTCAAAAAAGCAAAAACGTGGAAGTGGTATTTATAGCTGGTAATCATGATGAGTTTGTAGGCTGGCATCTAGCTAGTTGGTTACAAACTTATTTCAGGAATCATGAGCGTGCTAAGTTTGACATCTCTCCAAAGTATAGGAAGTATATTGCTTATGGTTCGTCAGCTATGATGTTCAACCATGGAGATGCTCTGAAACCTGCCAAACTAGCTGGTTTATTTCCCATGGAATATAAAGAAGACTGGTCTTTGCATGATAACTTCTACATCTTTACAGGAGATAAGCACCACGAAATGAGCTTGGACTTTAATGGTATTAAGTTCTACCAGCTTCCAGCTTTCTCCACAGCCAGGAGTAGTTGGGATGATAAGCATGGTTTTGCAGTTACAAAAGGTGAGGTGACTGGGTTTCTTATAGATAGTAAAGACGGAATGACAAATATATTCAAACAGTACTTATAATGCCTACGTTAAGAAAATTGGTTTCAGATGCACGCTCTATGCATAAGCTGCTCTCTACAGACAGCTTAATAACAGATAGAGCTATTGCTTCTGAGATTAGAAATAATAGCCTATTGCTAATCAAGAGAGAAACCAACTTGAGAAAGCTATGGGCTACTGATACTATATTTACCACCATTCCCTGTTTGGAGATGTTGGAAGTTCCCATTTCTGAATGTTGTGATTATGTAGACCCCTGCTCAGTGGCTAGAAGCAAATTCAAGCTTCCCAGCATTGCAGAGGGTAATTATCAATATATCATACAGGGTGTTTATTCAATTAACGCCATGAGTGGACAAGGAAAAAAGCTGAAAGAAATAACTATCAATAGATATATCAATCTTCTAAAACTTCCCATCATTAAGAAGGAAGAGTACTATTGGATAACTAATGGCTATCTATATGTTAGTAATCCATTGCTCAAAGCTATACGTTTTGTAGCTCTATTTGAGCAGGATGTTCCTAACGAAATACTCTATCCCGAATGTGGTTGTGGTACTCCTGAATACACAACAGAACAGTTGTGCTTGAATCCGTTAGATAAGGAGTTTGCTCTCCCAGGTTATTTGGAGAAGCAGGTGTTGGAGCTTACATCTCAAAAGCTGTTGTCTACTTATTTCACTCTTAAGTCAGACATAACAGCTGATGGTATTGATGGTCAAGCCCCCAATACTAAACCAACTAATTAATGCGCACAAAGATAGACTGGAGAAGTGCTAGCAAAGAAAACTACAACAATTTCTGCAAGAAAAACCCCTCAGTAAAACTAACGTTTGAAGAGTGGAGAAACATCATCTATTCCTACACAGAAGCTTTTAGGGACTATATTCTAGAAACAGGAGAAAAAGCTAAGCTTCCTTTTGGATTTGGTGAGTTCTCAATCAACAAAAAGAAACGTAGAAAGATAAAGGGGGTAGATGGTAAAGAGTTTATTAACCTACCCATAGACTGGAAAAAGACCAGAGAGAAAGGCAAACGCATCTACAACTTTAACTTTCATACAGAGGGTTATTTCTTTGGATGGGTTTGGTTTAAAGACACCGCTAGACTCAGACAATCTGATCTATGGTATTTCAAACCATCCAGAACTACCTCCAGAATGTTGTCACACTATCTAAAAACTGATAGTAACTACCAAAATATTTATAGGGAGTGGAAAAAATAAATTATGTCCTACTATTACAAATATAACTTCATCTCTCCTGACATCATCTATTCCACTGTAAAGGAAGAGTTTAAAAGCTATTTCGATACAGGCGCTGTAGATGATTTGATGTTCCCCACCTATCTGGACAAGTGTCTTAGAAAGCTGGGTAGATCAACCTATGTAATTCAGGAGGAAGTACTAAATCTATGTGACTACGAAGCTAGGCTTCCAGATAACTTTTATGCTGTCCGTGAAGCATGGCTTTGTACAGCTGTTGATGGTTTTCCTTATCAACAGGCCAACTCATTCTACTCACAGGCTGCTACAGCCACTACTATTCAGGTGAGTCCCATCACTACAGACTGTTCTATTCCTAGTCCTTGCTGTGGAAATGTGGGATGTGATGGTAGCTGCATGCCTGAGTTGATACAGACTGTCTATAAAACAAACAACGAAGCTCCTGTTCTCTATCGTAGGGAATATCTTCTCAAGCCTGGTAACATATCCACACAAAGGAACTGTGGGGTGGAATATACCAATAACTGGGAGTTCTATCAGACAGCACCTCCTTTACGTGAATTCACTCCTGGAGCTGCTGGGTATGACTCATTTGATATTAGGGACAATAAGTTTGTCACCAATTTCCGTAATGGTATTGTACATCTGATTTTCTATGCCACAGAGTATGATCAAGTGGGTAATCAAATGATTCCCAACAACTTCCGTATCAGAGAATATATTGAGGCTTTCATCAAGTTTAAAATGATGGAAACCCTCACTAACCAGACTAATGATGAAACATTTAACCAACTACAAAACAAACTTGCCTATTACAAACAACAAGCTGAGGAAGCATTCATCATGGCTGATATTGAGATTAAGAAGCAAGATCCTTGGACTAAACAACGTAGGATTAAGAATGACTTGAACAGATTTAACATGTATGAACTTCCCAACCGTGTTGGAGGAAGATATGGTTGGCGCAGAAATAATTAATATCCATGGCTGAGCAAGAACAAGGCAATATTAGGCAAGAATTTAATGCTGCTTCTACTGGTCTTAACATGGATAGATCTGTTGCACAGATCCCCAAAGGCCAGCTAACATATGCATTAAATTCTGCTGTAGAAAACTTTGACTCAAACTCTGTAAACTATCAGAATGAGCCAGGAAATGAGTTTTGCCTTGAATTTCCTAAAGAGTATGTTCTTATTGGTGAACACTTTATACAAGAAAGAAGCAAGCATGTATTCTTCTTAGTTAATCCAGAAACTGGTGATTCTGAGATTGGATATATGGATAATAATGACTGTGTCTATCATAAATATGTAAATGCTCCTTGTCTTAATTTCAACATCAACCATCCTATCCATAAATCTGTCCACAGAATCACAGAATGCAACACAGAGGTGTATTGGACAGATGGACTTAATCCCCGCAGATATATTGACCTTAACCCAGAGTACCTCCCGTATGTTCTTATAGGAGGCACACCTGCTTGTGATCCCATCTATAGCGATCAGATAGATTGCAATGGGTTAAATGTACAACCCAACTTTGCTGTTCCTCAACTTGAGGTGACCAAGATTACTACAGGTGGTGAGCTTATATCAGGTACCTATCAGTTTGCTATTCAATATTGTGACGCTAATAGTTTCCCATTCACGTCCTATTATTCTGTCACCAATCCCACTCCTATTGCTGACCCAGCTCTCACCACCCCTAATTTTAATTATCCAGTGGGTAAGTCTATTGAGGTCACTGTTAGTAACTTAGAGCTTTCTGGAATATATCAGCATTTCAACTTAGCTGTTATCAAAACAATAAATGGAATTACCTCTGTTGAGCTGATTGGCACTTATTTTATTGATGGTCCATCCCAAGTGATCACATACACAGGACAAATCAAAACAGACATTCGCTTAACAGTGAATGACATCTTTGAGAAGTTTCCTTATTATGAGGTGGCTCAAGATGTTACATTTGTACGTGATGTACTAGTGTGGGACCAGCTTACATCTATAGACAGAATCAACTATCAACAGATAGCTAATGGTATCACCCTACAATGGGAAACTTATCGCATTCCTAACACAGAAACTTATGGTAATGAGTTTAATGCCACCAACTTACGTGGGTATCTACGTGATGAGGTGTATGCATTTGAGATAGTGTTCCTGCTTAATAATGGTAAGCAAACTGACGGATTCCATATTCCTGGAAGACTTGCAAATGTGTTAGACTTATCTCCTGTTTCAGTTACAAATGATGACTTTATAGGTGACCCAGAAGATCCTATTGCAGGAACTAGTCCCTATTGGAAGATATACAACACAGCGATAGTAACTGGGTTCTCTCCTAGTTATTCTCCAGCAACAGAATATAAAGGTCCCTATCAGTATGGTGAGTTTAGCTACTGGCAGTCTACAGAAGAATATCCTTGTAATGAAGAGTTGTGGGGAGACCTTGCTGGTCAACCTATCAGGCACCACAAGTTCCCAGATGTGCTAGTAAGCCCCATATTTGAGTCTGCAATCTTCGCAGGTCAAAACTTTATGGCTATCCAAAAGGATGCCATATTTCCATTAGGTGTTAGAATAGATATACAACAAGTACAATCTTTAATCAACTCATCCAGTCTCACCACTGAACAGAAAAACCAGATAGCTGGCTTTAAGATTATCCGTGGTGACAGAAGCACTAATAAGTCCATCGTAGCTAAGGGTATCCTCAGAAATGTGGGTAAGTACACTCGTGAAGAACAAGAGTACTACTTCCCCAACTATCCTTACAACGATTTAAGACAAGACCCCTTCTTGCTAGAGAATAGTAATGCCTTCACTATTCCTCTTGCTTCTAGAAGTACATCCTCTGTATGTAGACAATTCACTGTGTATGCAACAGTGGCTGGTACTATAAACTACATTGACTGTTATTCAGGAGAGGCTATTGAAAAGACAATCGGTGGTGATTTCCCTTTAAACACGTCATTTAATTTATGTGCATTAGACTTCCCATCTCCTAAATTTGGTGGTGGAGCAGAAGGATCAATGATATCAAACACCTACAACTGGTATAAACTCACTGTAGCACCTAGTGATAGTGCTACATTTAACTATTATCCTCCTGTTCCTGCAGGACTAGGTTGTGGAATAGATGCACTTACAGGATCTATACTACCTCCTCCTGTAGGATATACTGATTGGGCAGAATACTGTGCTCAAAATCCAACTAATGGATGTTGTAATCCATTAGGTTTACAATCAGCTCTTGTACAAAGAAAGTTTACAGTAGCTGGTGTTGTTAGAACTATACCCTCTCTTAGTCCTCCTACATACGCAAGTGGTGATGGTGGATATAGTATTGAAATAGAAGACACAATTGGATATAACTTGTGTGCTCCAACTCAACTTGATGCATTTGACACTGATGAATCTAAATACAGACAAGTATTTAACTCTCCTGAAACATCCTTTGGACAACCATTTTTAGGAAATGTATTAAAGCTGGAGAATGTAATCTTTGGTGCTGGTAAGGCTCACTTTACAAAGGTGAAAGATAATGCCATGTACCGATTGGTAAGTCTTGAGGCTCAAAGTGATGCATTAGATAGTGCCAATAAAATAGCACTTATCACCACTGGTGACTATAATGCCAGTGCTCTGTTTGGTGCCTATCAGGCCTATCTTACAATATATGTGAACGGTATCACTAGACAGAACTATTCTTATTCTTACAACTCAATTGCTAGCTATGACTATAGTAATTCAATTGCTAATGACTTAGGAGTTAAGCAACGTGAGTTAGAACTAAAACAATATTTGATTCCTGGTGTACAAGGTGTGAATGATAATAAAGATGTAAATAACTGGAGCAGAGAAAGTTCTGTATATTTAAAGACTAAAGAAAACTATACAGGTGGTCTTAGATCTCCTCTTCCATTCCCTAACCAAACCCCCACTATATCAGGCACTGTGAATGATAGGTCTAGAATGACTCTTAGTGATG